TTATTGCAACAAGTGCAATCACTGGAAGCTTAGTGATAGGTTTTATAAGAGCAGAGGTAGGTTTCAATCTTCGTGTAAAGATTGTCATAATGAAAAATATGGCAAGGGATCGGGTTATAAATCTCCAAGCGATATAAAGAATAGCGAAGAGGCAAGCAGAAAAAAACAAAAGTGGCTCAATGAAATTCAGACTTGCACTGCCTGCGGAACATCAAAGCCGCGCAGCGAGTTTTACAATGAAAGGCAAAAGAGATATTTGCCATATTGCTGTAGCACAAGGCGCACTTGGGAGCAGATAGAATTAGACATACGGGAGCAAATGAAAACGTGCTTTGAGTGCGGTCTGCGATTGCCATTTGATGAATTTTCGTTCGGCCCAAATGGCCGCGATAAGAAGCGTCCATATTGTAAGTGTTGTAATTCTGCTAGGATAAAGATGTATTCTGATCGGCCTGAGCGCATGGAGCAGATACGAGAAACAGACGATGGTAGTATAACTGTTAAGATTTTAAGCGATATGCTACGACATGCAGAGCATTGCGATCATTGTGGTGTGAGGATGACGCAGGATTATCCAGTTACGCCATCAAACAAAACTATTGACCATGATGTACCTCTTTCGCGTGGAGGCAAGCATATTTTGTCTAATATCACAATTATGTGCTTGAGTTGCAATTCGGCAAAGCAAACACGCACATTAGACGAGTTCAGCCGCGTAAAAAAAAAGATGGTGCAAAGATGAATGACGCAAGCTCATATTTAACCTATGATGAGGCCAGAACCAGAAAAGTATCGGCTGAAGCTGAGATAGCAGAGCTTGAGCTTGCCAAAATAAGGAATGATCTTGCTATAGTCGCTGACGTGGTGAAGGCTTGGGATGAGGTTTTAGCTGCATTAAAAGCCAAGTTGCTGGCTATTCCTACGAAAGTTGGGCCAGCTTTATCGGCAGAAGATGACGCATCTATAATTCAATCTAGGTTGGAGGATGAAATAAAGGAATGTCTTGATGAACTCTCAAACTATGAGCCACTTTCAGACCCAACAGGCGCGACAATCACTGTCGGAGAAGCTGAAGGGGGCGATGTCGATACTGAAGCCACCACCAAAACTGACCGTAAGCGAGTGGGCAGACCAAAGAAGACGTCTAAGCTCTCAAAGTAGTTCAGAAGCGGGCAAATGGCGCACTTCACGCGCAGAATATCAGCGTGGCATAATGGATGCTTGTTCAGATCCATCTATTAAGCAAGTCGTGGTAATGGCTGGCGCTCAGCTTGGCAAGTCTGAGGCTTTATTAAACATTATAGGATACCATATAGAATATGATCCAAGCCCCATTCTGATGATGCAGCCAACTGTGGAAATGGCTCAATCTTTCTCAAAGGATAGAATTACATCAGGGCTTTTGGCGACGACTCCTAGTTTGAGAGGTAAAGTCAAAGACCCAAGAGCCAGAGATAGCGGCAATACAACGCTGCACAAGACATTCCCTGCTGGTGCATTAAGTCTTGTGGGGGCGAATAGTCCAGCGGGCTTAGCATCTAGGCCGATACGAGTTGTCTTATGCGACGAGGTTGATCGCTATCCCTTGTCTGCGAAAGAAGAGGGTGATCCTATAGCGCTGGCAACAAAGCGCGCCCTTACATTTTGGAACAGAAAGATCGTTTTAGTTAGCACCCCGACTGAAAAGGGAGCATCACGAATAGAAGCGGCCTATGAAGAAACCGACAAGCGCAAGTTTTATGTTCCCTGCCCTCATTGTGGTGAATACCAATATTTGAAGTGGGCAAATGTGCAGTGGACTGACAGAGACCCAAACACAGCCGCATATTACTGCGAGGAATGCGGTTCAGCATGGTCTGATGCGCAGAGGCAAAAGGCTATATCTCTTGGGGAATGGAGAGCATCAGAAGATTTCAAGGGTATTGCTGGATTTCATATATCTGCGCTTTATTCACCTTGGGTGGCGATTTCTGATGCGGTTGATGAGTTTATTAAGTCAAAGCGTGATCCTATGCGCCTGAAGACATGGGTGAATACATTTCTAGGCGAGACGTGGGAAGAACAAGGCGAGATGCTTGATGAATATGACTTGATTGATCGGGCAGAGGATTGGGGTGATGAACTGCCAGAAGGCGTCTTGATGCTGACTGCTGGGGTGGATGTTCAAGATGATCGACTGGAATATGAGATAGTCGGCTGGGGTCGTGGAGAGGAGAGTTGGTCAATCGACTATAATATCTTATATGGTGATCCATCATCAGCAGAATTATGGATTGATCTGGATAGGGCTTTGCAGCGTACATACACACATCCGCTATCTGGTGATATGACGCTTAGATCGGCCTGCATTGACAGTGGCGGTCATTACACGCAGCAAGTTTACAATTATGCACGAAATCGTGCAGGAAAGCGGGTTTTCGCTATCAAGGGGATTGGCGGCGAGGGTAAGCCTGTGATCGGCAGGCCAAGCAAGAATAATATCGGCAAAATCAACCTATTTCCTGTGGGAGTAGATACAGCGAAAGAATTAGTGTATGCTCGCCTAAAGATGACTGAAGAGGGCGCGGGATATTGTCACTTCCCGATTGGACGAAACGAGGAATACTTTAGGATGCTTACCGCAGAAAAAAGGGTGGTTAAGTATTTTAAGGGGCGTCCAAAACGTGAATGGGTGAAGATTAGGCAGCGCAACGAAGCGCTTGACTGTCGGGTTTATGCTACCGCTGCTTTAGCCGTTTTAAATATAAATATGGACGCAGTTGCAAAACAGGCCCAAAATAAGGTACAATCGGACAAACCTCAGCAAGTCAGGCGTCCAGCATTGCCGCGCCGCAATTCGTTCGTTCACGGTTATAGGTGATAGATGGCTAATTTATTCGACGCAGCAAATGCACCGACTACTGAACCGACTGACTTTGTGGTCGGTGATTTCGTACAATGGAAGCGCACAGATCTAAGTGACGATTATCCGAATACTGCATACACGCTGACATATGTGTCAAGGGATGCGGGCGGTGGCTCGCATGAGTTTTCCGTAACGGGAACAGCAAGTGGCTCTGATTATCTATTCACAATTCTAGGATCTGCTTCATCTGGCTTTAGCGCCGGTCATCACAAATGGCAGCTTGAGGTTGTACGCAATAGCGACAGCGAGCGCATTGTCCATGAAACGGGCCATTGGGATATTAACGTGGATATGGATGTCAACGGAGTTGATCCGCGTTCATTTGCTCAAACAATGGTTGATAAGATTGAAACCATATTGACAGGCAAGGCTGATAGTGATGTTGGCAGCTATTCCATTGCTGGCCGGTCATTAACGAAAATGACGTTTGCTGAGTTAGAAGAAGCCAGAAACCGGTATATGAGCATCTACAAGCGTGAGCAAGCAGATGAGGCAGTGAAGAAGGGCAAGCCAAGCCCCAACACGATCAAAGTGAGGTTTAGCTGATGGGTGTACTTGATCTCTTCAAGCGGTCTAAGAAAAAACCGCAGCGCCGTAATTACCAAGCAGCCGCCAAGGGGCGGCTTTTCGCTGATTTCCACGCATCAAATCGCAGCGCTGACAGTGAAATACGCTGGGCTTTGCGTGATTTGCGCAACCGCAGCCGTGATTTAGAGCGCAATAACGAGTATTTTCGGCGCTATTTGCAGCTTTTGCGTGTAAATGTTGTCGGAGAAAACGGGTTTAACCTACAGATCAGGGGCAGAAACCCAGATAATTCGCTAGATCGCGCTGGAAACAACATAATTGAGGGCGCTTGGCGTGATTTCTCGCGCTTTGGCGGGCCAACCATCGATGGCGGGCTTTCAATGGTGGATTTGTGCAATCACATCATATCTGGCGTTGCGCGTGACGGTGAGGTGTTCCTGAAGATTGTTAAGGGCAACTATTTGCGTTACGGCATAGGTTTGCAGCTTATTGAGCCTGATTTGGTGGACGAAGAGAAGAATGAGCTTGCTGCAAATGGCAATCAGGTTCGCATGGGTGTTGAGCTTGATAGTAAAACCAAGCGTCCGATTGCGTATTATGTGCTGAATTACCACAAGGGTGATTATGATTACATGACGCCAGCCGCAGAGCGTAAATATACGCGGGTTTCTGCGGATGAGATGATGCACATCTATCGTCCAGAACGCGCAGATCAGACTAGGGGAGTTCCTTGGTCTGTTGCTGCGATTGCGTCATTGAAGATGTTGCATGGCTATCGTGAGGCTGAGTTGATTGCGGCCAGAACTGGCGCTGCTAAGATGGGTTTCTTTACTAGCCCTGCTGGGGATGGTTTTACTGCTGATGGGTTTGATGATGAAGAGCAAACTGTTCCAATCTATGACGCTGAAGCTGGTACGTTCCATCAACTGCCTGCTGGCGTTGACTTCACCCCATTTGATCCCACGCATCCAACATCTGCGTTTGCTGACTTTGAGAAGGCAGTTCTGCGCGGCATAGCTGGTGGCTTGGGCGTAAGCTATACATCATTAGCCAACGATCTTGAGGGAACAAGTTATTCGTCCATACGTCAGGGCGCATTGGAAGAGAGGGATTTCTATCGCACGTTGCACAGATTTATGATCGATCACTTCCTTGATCCATTCTACCGCATCTGGCTTGAGCATGTAATGGATCATGGGTTTATACCTATTTCTGGTGAAAATAAGGTGTTTAAGTTCAGTCAGGACGTAACTTGGCGTGGCAGAGGTTTCCAGTGGGTTGACCCGTTGAAGGAGATGAATGCTGCGGTTGTAGGGTTGCAGAACGGTATCCTTAGCCATTCGGATATTG